TGTTCTATTTGCGCTCGTGAATACATTTTATTTGCATCCAATAACTTAACACAAAACTCACGTGAATTTCGTTTGTCAGGTTTTACACCTGCTCTCCATTCGTAAGTGTACATTATCTTATAGTCTTCGGTATCTGTACCTAAACGATTTGATGTCCTGATAGCTTCGGTTGTTGGTACTCTTATATCTTTCTTTTGTCCACCTGCATTAGTTTCTTTAACCTTAATTAGTTCTTCTTTAACCATGTCATTGATTAAGTCTGCAACTCTATCTTCTTTAATTCTTAAAGTATCTGCAATGGTTTTATTATCCATTAAAGGATCTTTATCTAATAAACCAACAATGTCTCTTTTAATTTGTTTGCTTAATGGAGAAACATCAACTGCAAAATCAAAACGATTTTCTTCGTTCATAAACTTTTGCTCTATCACTTCATAGTTTTCTCTATCGTCACCAAACATTTTAAAGATTTCAATTACTTCATCAATTTCACTTTCTGATGCAAAAGAATGTTCACATACCTGGTTCTCAAATCTATGAATAGCACTTGAAACAATTGGTTTAACTTCTTCTTCTAATGGTGGTAATCCATACATTTCTCTAACCTCGTTTTTAGTCATTACCTTAATTTTTTCTTCAATAGGTAACTGCTCTTCGATAGGGTCTAACTCTTTTAAATAAATACGATTTGAAAATCCTTTTAATTTAAGTAAGTAGTTAAAGTCTTTTTCAATTTCAGCTTGGTTGGGTATAATATATGTGTTCTTATAAAGTTCGTAAGAATCATTTATTTGGTCTTTAGTTCCTAACTCTCCTGCTGTTTTAATACCTACTAGCATAGGATTTGGAATGTGATGTCCAATAATTAATTCTTGAATAACTTGGTCGTTTAACTCGGTTAATTGCGCATCTACATTTTGAGGTGTAAGATGTTCAATTGTAGGTGCAGAATCTTTGTTGCCACTAAATGTTATTAGTAAGCTGTTTGCTCTATCTGTTCCAGTGAATTTCTCTTTTAGTCTTGCTTCAATTTCTTCTTTTTCTTCTTCTGTTGGTCTTCCATTACTAAAGTTAAGAATAGTACCTGCATTAAAAGCACTTTTAATAGCATTTAAACGATAATTAGACAACTCAACATCTACTTCTGCATAAACAGCACTAGCAACATAATCAGGTAATGGATAAGCGTCTAAATCAGGTCTGTATTCTTTTGATACGAAAATTTGTCTGCCTGTTGGTTTTTCAGGATCAAACAAAGGGATGTATTCTAAATCGGTTTCTTCCGGTGATTGCTTTTGTTTACTCCAATCTTTTGAATACCAATAGCCATCAGCATCTTTTGCCTTTCTTAAATTGTTATAAGGAAAGTGTAATAACTCAAAGTTGTTACCCGCTTTATTCCAAATTACTTCTAAATAATAACCACCAAATAATTTTTTATCTAATACACATTTTTTTACAATGTCTTTTAAAGTATCAAAATTTGTATTCTCTTTATTTAAAAAGTCATTAGCTAATGCAATGTCTTCAATTGATAAATCAGTACTATCAAAGCCAACACCAGCACCGCAAATATAAAGAACCTTGCCATTGATAAAAGCATTATGCTTAGAACTACGATTGAATAAATAAAGTAAGTAACCAGGATAGTTATTATAGTAACCACCTTCTTTATCTGCTCCATAAATTACCCATTCTTTTGATTTTTCTTCTTTAAATACAGGTGTTTTGTGTGCCTGTAGTTTAAGGTTTATTACATCATATATATTATTCTCCATAAGTTATAATCGTTTTATTTTGATTATCATAAGCATTAACAACGGGCAAAGTACTTTCTACTTTTACCATTCCTATTTCAAGTAACCCTTCTGCACTTTCTACGTTTAAATTACTTGAACTTGTTTGCTGATAAATAGCATATTCATAAAATCCCGTTTCAGGCAAAGATACAATTCCACTTGTTAAATTAGTAACTCCAGTTGTTTCAGTTATTAAAAATTTATTGTAACGAGTAGGAAAGCCACTTACATCACTTGCAATAAAGTTAACTGTACTCATTAACACTTGATGTTTAAAGCTAAATAAATAGTAAGGATTATTTAAAGTAACTTTTTCTGTTAATGTAAATACTAGAAAATTATTTTGTCCTTTATTTATTATTTGCATATTTTACAAAGTACCATAAAAACAAAAGGTTGCATTTCTGCAACCTCTCGAATCAAATCAAACGAACAGGAAAATTATATAATGCCTGAAATAACTCCTGAATTTACTTTGTTTGCAGGTAAAGGTTCTTTGCCTGTTAAAGTAATACTGTAGCCATTTTTATCACCCATTGCTTTACCAGTTGATGAAGTTCCTGCTGTTAAATGCATTGCACGAGTTTCACCTGCTAAGTGATAAACATCATCTGCATCTTGAACAATAACCATCAATCTGTTTTGTGTTAGTAAACGAACTATATTACGATTTTTAGCAGTCATTTTATAAACTGAAAAAACCAATGTTTGTTCGTAAAAAGTTGTACCATTTTCAATTGATACAGTAGCATTTTCATCAAATTGTGCATCTTCTAACTCAACCTCAACAGTCCAGAATTTTTTTCCTGCTACCATTGTAATTGCACTAACTTGACCCGATGAACTTGTAATCGTTGAAACATTGGCAAACTCTGTAAGATATATTTTCTTTACACCCCCCGCACCTTGGCGACAGTCTAGTGTTAATCCTTCAATAATATTACAAGGCATGTTTTAAAATTTTAAAAGGGAGTTTTTACACTCCCTTGGTTAATATTAAGCGTTAGTATATTGAACTACGTGGTCAATGAATTTCACAGCAACACCTGCTCTGAAAGCACCAAACAATCTCCAAACTCTATCATCTTTTGAATACCATGCTTCGATGTTATCTAAGTCAGATTGTAAGTCAGTACCGAATACTAAATTAGAAGCGTAAGTTGCAATGATACGATTTTTAACTGCAGTTGGTAATGAACCAGTATCAACTGGGTTATCATTATTCATACCAGGTACTGCAATAACTTTCATGTTAGTACCAGGGTACATTAATTCCCAATTGTTCCAAACACCATCAGTAGTGTATTGTGAACCATAGATACCGTAAGTTGATGTAATCTTAGCAGCTAAAATTCTGAAAGTATCATAACCACAGAAAGCAACGATAGGCTCATTTGCAATTGCTGCTGCTGGTACTTTTGCATACACATCATCAAAAATAGTTAATACATTTGTTGCATTTAAAGTAGATGCTGTTGCTGCTACTGCTGTTCCAGCTGTGTCAATTGTTGCTAACCAACCGTTCATTTGTTTTAATACAGTTGAGTTAGTGTAAGTTGTTTTACCTTGCCATAACATATTTTCAACGTTCTTAGCAACTTGTGCTAATTTTCTGTCGATAATGTTTTGTGCAATAGATAAAGAATCATTGTTTGCACCTGCTGGTAAATACTTCTGTGTGTAGTAAGTATTTAAGTCTTTTAAACAGAATTGTTCTGCAAAGTTAATACCTACAGTTGCAATAGATACCTGTGAAAAAGTAGTAGTTCCTGAAGTTGTGAATGAACATGCTTCTGCTTGGAATGGTACTGTACTTTCTAATACAGGGATTTTTTCTGTAGACTTGATACCTGTACGGATGTCTACACCTTTTCCTAAGGTTACACCTCCTAAGATTGCCTTGGAGATAAGGTCTGCTCTGTTTTCTTCAACATAAGCAGTCATTGAATCAAATGAAAATGCCATTTTTTTTTTGTTTTATTGGTTAATAGTTATATACTTTTTTTCTAAATTCTTCTAAACTTGTAGTGTTTGATTTTTTAAAGTTTTCTTTTGAAGTTGACTTTGGCTCAACACTTGGAGCATCTGCAACTTTTTCAATCAATGAAAATAATTTTCTGTTTAAATCTGTTTGTGCTAAGATTGATGCGTTTGCTGCCTCTAAAGCCTGATTTGATAAACCTAATGCAGCCTCTAATTTTGATAAACGCTCGTTTAATTCAGCAAACTTTGCTTCAAATTGTTCGTTATTATCAGATGCCATTTCTTCCATAACTGGTTCTTCCATTACTTCTTCAGGTTCAATGCCTTTTACAACTCCGTTTTCAACATATACCTTCATTGGCATTTCATTTACCATGATAACCATTTCAGTTACTTCAACTGGTAAATCCATAACACCATCAGGAGTGATCACTTGTAGTTTAGAACCGATTGCGATTTCTTCTGTATCAGTACGAACAATAGAACCATCTTTTGCTTTGTAGTCAGCAAATTTCAAGTCTTTTACTTCGTCTTGAAAAATATCTTTGAACAATTCTTTCATATCTGAAAAAACTTCTTTAAACGTTTGTTTTTTATTTTCCATTGCTTTGTTTTTTTATAAAGTACATTAAATTCATTTAGTTGCAATCTCTGCCACTTTTTTTCTTAAGTTGTGTATTTTATCGGCTAGACTTTCGATAACGCTTACAGGCGCATCTTTTAGCTTTCTATGAGCAAAAGCACCCTCAACACTAAATCCTTTAAATACTCCTGTTCTAATAAAGTCATTCCAAACTTCGTTATTATCTACTTTGAAAGTTCCGAACCATGATCCCTCTGTTAAAGTTGGATAACCTTCGGGTGTTTTTATTCCTCTTGTTTTGTCAATAATAAAAGATTCTACCATGTAAACACCATCAACTTGTCTTTCTGAATCGTGCATCATGTTTACATTATGAGTAAATCCTTTTTTGAAGAAACGCTGTGCTATTTTTTCAATCTGTTCTTTGTCAAACACTACATAATACTCGCCACTTTCATCTGCTCTATAAATTGGTAAATCAGAAATCATTAATGCTCCACTAATTAATCTACGTTCTTTATCTGCAAAGAATTTAAACTGACCTTTCATGTTTTGTTCATCCCATTTAGTATAACAAATAGCAGCAGCCTGGTCTTGTTCTTTACCTGCATTTATTTCAACTGCAATGCAACGTGAAACAAATTCATCTTTAGTTTCTCCTGCTCTTGGATTAATAACCATTTTTTCTCTATCAATTTGCTCTAACTTTCTTTGCGCCCATTCTATTCCTTCATCACCACCCCATGCTAACCACATTAATCTGCCACACCCATCTCCTAACTCTTTTTGTGAGTTTTGTCTGTGCCTTTCAAATGATGCCATGCGTGCAATCGTGTCTCTCGAAATGGGTAAACCCTTTGCTAACTGGTTTGCACGAGCTTTCCCGGTGGCTTCT